CTCCAGTAATAAATAACCCATATACAGAGCAGATTGATGCCCTGAACGAAAAAATCAACACCCTTGCTAACACCCAAAACACCCAATCACAGACAAACACCCCTGATTTTTCAAGTCTACTTGCAGGTATGCAAGCAAATTTTGCCACTCAATTGCAGCAGCAACAAGCTCAGCAGGATACATATTTAAATAATTTGAAGATTCAGCAGGAAACTAGAATGAATCAAATGGCAGCTGAGCAGAAAGCAGCCTCTGAAGCATTAGCAACAGGTCAACGTACTTACCAACAAAACGAAGCAAGAGCTAGTCAAATTGGAGCATTACAAATAGGTGGTGCTGCTGAAACTCCACGTGCTGGTGGTACACAAGGATTTAAACGTAGGAAACTACAGATCAATCCTGCCACTGCAAATTCTTTAGCAGGTATTCTTGGTGGTACTGCAGGCTCAAAAACAACTAACACATTGAACGTCTAATGACAGCCAAATCACGATATGACAGATTGTCTTCAGACCGTTCCCAGTTCCTTAATACTGCTAGACAAGCAGCAGATCTAACTCTACCTTATCTTATCCGAGAGGATGAGACTTATTCTAAAGGCTCACTAAAACTTACAACACCGTGGCAATCAGTTGGAGCTAAAGGTGTGGTGACGCTTGCAAGTAAATTAATGCTTGCATTGCTACCTCCACAGACCAGCTTCTTTAAGCTACAGGTTAACGATGTTAACTTGCCTGAAGAATTAGGACCAGAGATTAGATCAGAACTTGACTTGTCATTTGCTAAAGTTGAACGCACTATCATGGAGTCTATTGCAGCCTCTAGTGATCGTGTTGTCGTTCATCAAGCATTAAAGCATCTTGTAGTAGCTGGTAATGCTCTTGTCTTTATGGGTAAGGATGGGCTTAAGCTTTATCCTTTAAACCGATATGTAGTAGATAGAGATGGTAACGGTAATGTTATTGAAATTATAACAAAAGAAACAATCTCGAAAAAATTAATTAAAAAAAATTACCCTGAGTTTAAAGAGTCTGAACCCAATACACCTAGTGATAACTCATCACGACATAATGATGAATGTGATGTTTATACACACTGCACTAGAGACAACAACCGTTGGGTGTGGCATCAGGAGATAGAGGATCAAATGCTATCCAAGTCAATGAGTAAAGCACCTATTGACGCAAACCCCTGGCTTGTGCTACGCTTTAATCACGTAGACGGTGAGGTCTACGGACGCGGTAGAGTAGAAGAATTCATTGGTGATCTAAAGTCACTTGAAGCTCTGTCACAAGCACTGGTTGAAGGCAGCGCAGCAGCTGCTAAGATAGTGTTTACTGTTTCACCATCCAGTACCACCAAACCATCAACGCTTGCAGCAGCAGGCAATGGTGCTATCATCCAGGGACGACCTGATGACATTGGTGTAGTACAGGTAGGTAAAACAGCTGACTTCCAGACTGCTTTTGCAATGGTAGGTACTCTAAGTCAACGATTAAGTGAGGCATTCCTTGTTCTTAATGTAAGACAATCAGAACGAACTACTGCTGAAGAAGTACGTATGACTCAGATGGAATTGGAACAACAACTCGGTGGACTATTTAGTTTACTTACTGTTGAGTTTCTTGTTCCTTATCTTAATCGTAAACTAAACGTTGCACAAAAAACAGGTGAGATCCCACGTTTACCTAAAGGTGGTATTGTTAAACCTACAATTGTTGCAGGTATTAATGCACTTGGACGTGGACAAGACAGAGAAAGCCTCGGTCAATTCCTACAAGTTATTGCTCAAACAATGGGACCAGAAGCTATTCAACAATTTATTAATCCAGAAGAAGTTGTCAAACGTTTGGCAGCAGCATCTGGTATTGATGTATTGAATCTTGTCAAGAGTATGCAAGAGATACAGCAAGAACAACAACAAGCTATGGCTCAACAACAACAAATGATGTCTCAACAACAAGCACCGCAAATGGCTGCTGTTGATCAGAAACGTGAGCAAGCTGCAGTACAAATGATGCAGCAACAAGAACAACAACCACCACAATAATATGGCAGAAACACTTACTATCAATGAAACCCCGGCTGATCAGCCAGAACTTAATGCTGACGAGCAGAATTCACTAGAAGTTGCTGAGTCTATTTCTGGGGAAGATCAAACGCTACTTGCAGGTAAGTTTAATGATACTAAATCATTAGAACAAGCTTACCTTTCTTTGCAAAAGAAACTTGGTGAACCACGTGATGAACCAGAAGTTGGTGAAGAACAAGAACAAGAAGAACCAGCGGATGAACCTCAAGAAGAAGAATCAACTGAAGACTCCGGTAAATTAACAGAACAGCAAGCCAATCAATTATATGATATGGTTGGTGGTGAGTCTACTTATAAAGACATGCTAAGCTGGGCTGGTGAATCTCTTTCTCAAGAAGAAATTGAGATGTATGATTCAGTAATGTCTGATGGTAATGCTAATTCTATTTACTTTGCTGTTCAAGCATTGAATAGTAAATATACAGATGCTGTTGGTAAAGATGGTCAGCTATTAACTGGTAAGCGTTCTGCTGCAAAGCAAGACGCTCAGTTCCGTAGTCAACAAGAACTTGTCCAAGCCATGAGTGACCCACGTTATGATAATGACCCTGCTTTTCGAGATGACGTTATCCGTAAACTCCAGAACTCTGACATTGAATTCTAATGACTGTTACCACCAACGATCGCGGACAACAAAACCTCTTTGCTAAAGAACCCACCATGTACACTGACGAAAACTACACTGTGAATCACAACGACAAAGCAGAAAAACTAAACGGTCGCCTAGCTATGCTAGGTGTGATTGCTGCGCTTGGAGCGTATGCACTAACTGGTCAACTTATCCCTGGAGTATGGTAATGCCAATGGTTAATGGAAAGAAGTATCCCTATACCGCTGCTGGTGTAAAGGCTGCTTCTAGTGCAAAGAAAAAAAAGACTACTAAGAAACCTGCTGGTAAAAAATACTAATGGCTAAGAAAGGTCTTTATGCTAACATCCATGCTAAACGGATGCGCATTAAACAAGGTTCCAATGAAAAGATGCGTAAGCCTGGTAGCTCTGGTGCACCCACTGCTGCTAACTTTAAACGATCTGCTAAAACTGCAAAGAAAAAATGATTGAATGCCCACAATGTACTGTGCAACAACAGTACGTTCTAGAACAACTACAGACATCTGCTGGTGTTACAGATCGGACTGCTCTTGCTGTCATTCTGGGAAACATCCATCAGGAATCTACCTTTAAACCTAATGTTTGTGAAGGCGGTGCTATCGTTCCTTATGATAGATGCCTTGATGGAGGTTATGGTTTAATCCAATGGACTTCAAAACATCGTTACCTTGGTCTCGGTACTTTCTGTGCCAAACGTAACGCTGATCCAAGTGGTTTGAAATGTCAAACTGCATACTTAATAGATGAGATGAGGTTTAGGGATGACCTTAGTGCTTTCCAAACTCCTCATCAAACAATACCTTATTACATGAATGCCGCATACTACTGGTTAGGCTGGGGTGTTCATGGTAATAGAACACAACATACTTATTCTTTTTTAACTAAATTACAATGAAAATTCTTGCTATCCTCCCCGCTGCTTTGTTTGCTGCTACCCCTGTACTTGCTGGTCCTTATGTAAATGTTGAGGCTAACTCTGGTTGGTCTGGTACTGATTACTCTGGTACTGTTATTGATAACCACGTTGGTTATGAAGGATCTAATTGGTATCTCCAAGGTGGTCCTAGTATTGTCAGTCCTGATGGCGGTGACTCTGAAGTAGAACTGTCTGGTAAGGCTGGTGGTTCTGTACCATTGGGTGAAAAGCTTGGTGCATACGGTGAAGTATCCTTTATGACTGGTGATGACAG